TTCTACCCGCGCCACCGACCTTGATAGAACCGGCAGACGCATGGGATCGGACAACCATTCCGATATTCTGGATTAACGAGGATTCGCCAGTAGGGGCAGAGTTGGTTAATGCTCCCGCTGTGGTAGAGACATAAACATTGTCGCCAGCACTAAAGCCAGACGTATTTAGGTTATACAGGGTTCCGAAAGTAACAACATTTACCGCTGCGTTTAGGTTTGCAGCATCCTCTGCCAAGCCATAGGCAGGCATCTTGTTCGCATCATCAGCATCAGCCTTTGATACAACAGGCGTATTACCTGATACACCAGAAACATAAACCACATCACCTTTAGATAATGCTTCGCCAGCCTGTGCCGCAAAAGTAACAGCACCGCCAATATCTGCCGGTGGAGTATAAGTAAATACACCTGTTGTGCTGTTATATGCTAGGGAGCCGTCACCACTTGGATCAGGCTCTGCGGCAACAGAAATATCAGTTAATTCAATCTTATCTGTTTGCAGATTGATAAAGTTAGTGTCTACCTCTGCATTAGTTAGGGGCGAACCTTTGACCGTTGCGCCACCGCCAGAAGTTTCGCGTGTTGTAATATCAGCCATGAGAATTAGCCCCTACTAAATTAAGATGCAGTTAAAGTAATTACCCAAGTGACTGACATTGTGTCATCAGCCGCCTTGTTGATCGCGGCAAAGACAACACGACACAACATCGTGCCAGCAGAAGAAGCATTAAAGATACCTGCCTCTGTAACCGCCCCAGTCGCGTCACCAGCCTCAAACGATGAGACATAGGTAATCGTATTGGTCGATACGGTTGTGCTGTCCAGCGCCTCTCTGGAGCCTAGAATAGACCCTAGATCGGTATCGCCAGCCGCCGCCGCAGTTGTGCCAGAGCCCAATGCCATGTGCGACATTACGGCCTCGCTGGTGCCTTCCATGCGGTCACAAATAAAATTAAGCCCTGCTGATACCACAAGGTTTTCTTCGTGCCGCTCCTCTTTGACGTTGCCATCCTTGTCTTTGACAGTGATGAACACGTCACCTTTCAACTTCAAACTATCTTCCATAATCCACCTCAGAAGTTTCTGGCTACTCCGACATAATCCTCTAAAAAGTAACTAATATCGCAGTAGTCTTGGTTTACGATGGTTCCAGAATCAGCTACAGAGCCGCCATCTGAGGCCACCTTGGTAAATTGTGCGGTTTGGTTCTCAGCAACACCGATCCCATCGCTTGTGTTCTTGAAAAAATCGGCGGTCTGGTCATCACCTACAGCGGCCCCATTGGAGTCATCTGTAGCGTTAATTGTATCAGATAGGGTTTTACCAATCGCGTAATTCTGCGTGTCGGTAAGCCCTGCGCTGTTTTGTAGATACTTACTAAAGTCGATTACATTGCTGTCTGTAAGCGCGGCGCTATCTGATAGATTCTTGCTAAGGCTTACAACGTGAACATCGGTAGAGCCTAGAGCATCGCTAAAACCTCCGGAAAACGCTACCGAATGCGCGTCTGTAATAGGTAGATTGTCTGAAAATGCTCTGCTAAATGCCTTGCTTACCGCGTCTGTCAGTGCCGCAGAATCGCTAGGATTCTTGCCGAATTGTGTAGTTTGATCGTCTGTAATTACACTGCCGTCTGATGCTGGCTTGCCAATAGACTTGACTGCACTGTCAGCAACAGATGATGCGTCTGTAAGCGCCTTCCCTACTGCCTTGCTATCTGAATCTGTAAGCCCGACAGCATCGCCAAACTGGCGAGCAATAACAAAATAACCAACTTGTATCGCATTGACTATTGCTCGTAACGACTGAACAACCGCTACAGGCCGAAAGCTCCTAGCGCCTTCAATATAATCTGCGGCAAAGTAAGCAGGATCGCAGTATTCGTGAGGATTGCCGCGCTTTAGCTTTGCTCTAAGGCTGGTAACTGTTGCCTTTATTTGTGGCACTAGAAATCCTCACGGATAACTATGTCCAGTTTCTCATACACGGTTTCTACAGTTGAGTCACTTAATGTTATTTCTACTTCGCCATCATAGTTACCAGCGGTAATAGTCGCTAGCTGGCCGCCACTCAACGAAAAAATTAAAACGCCATTTTCTAAATCATCACCTGCATTTTGTGCAGTCAGCGTAAATTCTAAAGTAGATTCGCCGCGCTTTCGCACTTTCAATAACGCGGAGCCACCGCTAACGTCTACCGGATAACCAGTATCTTCGCGGGTAATTGTTAGCTTGATCTGCGGCCCTGTATCACCTTGTACTAGATAAATTGTAGTCACCAGACAATAGCCTCCAGTTCCTCTTGAGTAGTTGCGGCGTCGATTTGCGCCCTTAACATTCTACCACGGTCATGGCACTCTTTAACGTGATCTGATAATGCTTTTCCAATCTGCCTAAACTCTGTGGCATTAAACGTTTGCGTAGTGTTATCTGCTAGTGTCCAGACCATGCTTATTGCATCATCAATAATTGCCGCCTGAACAGCGGCTTGTATACGCATCTGCGATATCTCATCGCACTGAAAGCTGTGCCCGTTCCAGTGAAATTCTCCGTGTTCTTGAGCTTGCCTATTAGCCTTGATAACTACCCATTTCGCGCTCCGTGCAAGCGCAATATCCAAGTCCCATGCGCCAGTTGCGTAATTGAACACATGCCCTTCTGATGGTTGCGCGCCCTTCTCTCTTACCTCGCCACTTGCTACATAATAATCGTCGAGGCTTCCATCGATAGAGTGCCTGACGTAATTTTTGCCCTGTAGCGCCAATTCGGTTGCGTTGCTTTGCTGGCTTAATATCTTGCCTTCACCATCATAAATTACGGCTACAAATCTCATTTCTTGCTACCCATAACGACCATTGTTCCGTTGTCCACTTTCCAATATCCGCCGCCTGTGGTTGTTGCGTCCGCTAAAACCTGCACGGCGTAGCTTTGCGTCTGAGCGCTGGGGGCTGGCAATTCGCCAATGCAGGTAAAAGCTACCCCTCTGCCCGGCCTGTCTAATCGGAACTCTTGCTGTCCTCGCGGGCTAGCGCCTCCTGACTTTGATACTCTCGCAAATACGCTTGCAGGCGTGGTAACTGTTCCTATAACGCCGTCTATGGATACAGAGCCAAAAACAAGCACCGACCCAACATCATTCCAGCCAGCGCCAAAATCAACAGTTATTACATGAGCATCTGCCCATGATGTTCCGATTGTAGTTCCTGTTGCAGAAAATGTTTGCCCATCTGGTACGGTAATTGCGTTATCGGCTACTTTTGCAGTCTCTACCTGTAAATCGCCAATCTTTGCCGTAGTAATAACTGCATCTGTAATTTGCGCGGCAGTAGTAATAATCCCTGCTGTAGCAAGCAACCCGCCTGTAATCGTGTTTGCAACGATCTTATTTCCGGTGATTGTGTTGCCCGCTATCTCTGTTGCGGTTACCGCGCCAGCCTCAATCTTTGCGGCGGTGATTGCGTCTGCGGCTATTTTTTCTGAAACAATAGAGCCAGCGGCAATTTCATTGGCAGATACAGCGCCAGCGGCAATCTTCGGTGTTGATATAGCATCATCTGATATTTGCGTGGTTGTGATTTGGCCTGTTAACTTTGCCGCGCTTATAGCCGCAAGCTGTGAGTCTGTTAGCTGTCCCGTAACATTTACCGCAGGCACAGCGGTAGTCCAAGCCGATCCTGTCCAGCGATATAGCTGATTATCAGTCGTAAGAAAAACAACTTGCCCTGTATAATCGCCAACCAAAGGCAAGCTAGAAACTACATCTACTTGCTTAACATTTGCGTTTGCAAATAGCGCCTCAACTCCGCTAGTAAATTCTCCAGTGTCTACAAATGTAGTTGTTCCGCTATCCGCATTGCTAAATGCAGATGCGTTTCCAGAATAATCTACTGCCTTGGCTTTGTAGAATTTAGTAGCGCCAAAGGTTAGCACTTGGTCTGTAAATGACTCGCCAGTAACTACGGCAATCTTGCTATAAACACCCCCCGATGTATCTGACCTATATATCTCAATTTCCTTCAAATCCCCATCTGCTGGGTTTGTCCATGTCACCATAATGGCTTTATAAGTGCCGCTTGCGGTGAGGCTGGTTGGCGCTGATGGCGCAGTAGTATCGCCCTGTATTGACAAGGCAGTAGTATTTGTAAGGTCGGTAGATTTAACGCCGATGGTATTTACAGCCCGCACTTTAATGCGGTATTCAACATTAGGCGTTCGTAATCCAATAATGAATATTTGAGTAAGCGTGGTTGTGTTAAAGATAGTGGTGTCAGGTTGCTCTACACCAGATGACAACTCAATAACTTCTACTTCATAAAACTCGATGAAGCCGTCTACCGAGGCAGTCCAGCTAATCTTGAGCGCGGGGATAACGCCACCGTCTTTTGCTAACTGCGTGGCTTCTGTTAAAACCAGATTCGTCGGTGGAGCTACTGTTGTGCCGTCGTTAACTGTCGGGTCACTAGGCAAATTAAACGCATCTTCATCTGAGCTTGCCGTCCAATCATAGACAGTTGTGTCGGTTTCTATTGCTTGAACATTAACGATGATTGCGCCATCGCCGCCTATTTTTAAGTCATAGCCTATTACCTCAAACGGCTTATTGGAATAACCCATTCGGCTATTTGTAATGCCTATGAAGTCGCCAGCCTTAAACTTTAGGCCAGCAAGATTTAACGGAACATTAATAAGAACCTGTTGGCGAGACTTTAAAAGTGCAATCTTTGCTAATCTTTGAGCGCGTATGTTATTAGTAACAAACGGCAACGGCATATCTAAATAAATAGGGTCGCCGTCAGCCGCCGCGTATGCAGATGAGATCTTTGCAGGGTAGTCTACTAGCGTGTAGTTTTTTTCTTCAGACAAAAACGTACCTTTGACAGCGTTATACATACTGCGCCGACTTTGCTTAGTCTGAATGCTAATTGCACCAACCATGTGCGATTCGTCTACGGTTATTGTTGGCGCGTAATACTTAGCCGCTTGAGCGAAATACTTGCCATCAACATAACCGATCCTGCCGCCCATACATGCAGTAAGAGCTTCTATATTCCCCTTAATAGCATTAGCAGTATCAATTACGCCATCGCAGTGATAGCGGGCATGTGTTCCACCAGCGTCTAATGCGATACTTTCATCGCAGACGTTTGCGGCTCCCGCCCACGCGGTGTAATCCATTTTTGTATATTGTTCGCCCAGCCCATAAAAGCTATTAGTGAAATAGTCATATAACGCTAAGGCAGGGTTTTGTGACCACTCCCATGTTGTAGTGTCATTTGTTCTATGGCTACCAGAACCTCCAGCGGTGCTGTCTTTGCGCGGGTCATATAACGGCTTGCCTTTAATGACTGCTGAAATGTTTGGCACGCCTTGCGGAAACTTTTTTCGATCTTCATCCCACGTTAACTTTACGCGCATATAAGCAATGCCATTTAATATATGCGTGTTGCCCCAAAATACACTTGCATTAGATAGCACAGTATCAGCGGCTGTTTGCGTTCCGTCATAAAACGCAAAATCTGCATAGCTCCCCCAATCACTTACAAAGCTACCGTTTTCGTATACTTTTTTGTCATTAAAATATACAGCTTCGTAGCCTTCTATTTCGTGACACGCGAAGCAAATAACTAGATAAAGGTCTTTGTTTTCATTTGAGTTAGAAATAAAAACTACTGAGCCGCCAACGCGCACTTTCCCATATATAACTTTTCTTGATGCTGTCGGCTCTCTAACCGTGCCAGTAACGCCTTTCATCATTGCGCCAAAATCTGGCTTAGGCATTAGCGCCCTAGAGATAACTGACAGCCCTGCGCCGATAGCAAACGCCGTAGCCGCCGCCGCGAATCCAAAAGCAGCAAAAGTGCCAGCCGCTATTGCCGCCGCCGCCGCGCCACCCATCGCCGCTAGTCCTGCTATAGCAGAAATTGCCATTTACTTAACCTTTAACTGCCAGAGATCTTCAACGTGTTCAAAGCCTATATGGTCTAGCACTAGGCCAAAGTCTTGCTTTTTCTTCACGTTGATATTGATTAGCGTGACGCCTTCTTTTGTAAGCTCTTCAACCGCATACTTAATAAGACGGATCCCCGCCGTGCCTTTACGTTGTGCTTTCTTTAAAAACAAAATATCGTTGTTAGCAAACAGATGTCTCATGTAGTGAATGCTTGGCATTACGATGCAAACAAAATAGCCGACTAGCTCGCCGTCTTTTCTAGCGGTATATACCCGCAAAGCGCCCTGCTCTGCCATTCGAGAATACGCATTCCAATTTGGTTCTAGCTTAATGTCATCCGTATGCAGAGCAATTTCTTTCCAATGCTCTTCTAAAAGCGGCTTAATTTCGTTTTTTACGCTGGCGTATGATTCATGTGCAAAGTTCATAGCAACCTCTTATGGCAAAAAGCTAGGTATTTCAATGGGCGGCGTGCCGTCGCCATAGGACATGGGGTTAGCGTTCTTATCACCCCAAACTATTTCTTTTTCTTGTATCTGAGAAACGTACTCTAGGCCGTCGTCGTTTGGGTATTCGATGCGCTGGTCATTATCGGTGTAGCGCCTTACCCGCGTTTTCTCAAATTCAATTAACCGATTCTCTACAGCGACCGAGATTGTTGCTGTTTCACCCGACTCGTTTATTGTCATCGTGTCCATGAATCCAGAGAAAATAATGGTAGGGCTAGATATTATATTGTCACTGGCATCCCAGCCTCCTAGCTTTACTAAAAGCTCACGCCCTTGATAGTCTTCTGTTTTCGCTTTCGCTAATAATGGATCACTAATCCCGCTTAGCTGAACAGTAATGCCGCTCGCCCTTAGCTCTACATTTTCCGAAACCGTTGAGATTGACAGCAAATTGCCAGCGCCGACATACGTTTTAGAGTCATATGATAAATTGCCAATGCCATTCCATAAGTACAGGTAGCTGGTTGGCACATTAGAATCGAATAACGCTTCTACTAAAATCAACGGGCGAATGTCTGACGCAACCGCCATCGCCAGCATATCAACGGATAGACCCCTAGATGTAGACATTACAGCGCCTCAATACAAGCGAAACTAAATCCGTAGATGCTTGCCTCATTAATGCTCCAGCCAATTTCGTTAGACGCTAAACGCCATGTGCTAACCGGCAGGGTAAAATCTACAGCCGCGCTAGTGGCATCGGCTCTTAACGGCGGCATAATGTTAATCGTAGTGCTGTTCACTATTTCAGTAATAATGTGCAAGCGGTTGCTTAGGCTGAAATAATCACCAACTGCAAATGCTCCGCTAAACGCTTCTGTTACTTGCGTTGTGTTAGCCGTCCCCGTAATAGAGCCTGTAACGGAAACACTATGAAGCGGGTTGCCCATCGTAAAGGTTTCTTTCATTCCTCTTAGACCAGCAAAAAACCCTTCGTATTCTTTAGCCTGAGCTTGAGTCATAGGCGGCAAAGTAACCTCTGCCTCCCATCTAACAGCGGGATGCGAAAAGACCTGCTGGTCATAAGTAAAAGGGGATTCAGTCATAGCGGTAACAGAGCGCAACCGCATGGTCATGCTTTGTATGCCTACCGTAGTCGGAAATGTAGCCATTACATACCCATCAATGCTTTACTGTAGCCGCCGCCTCTCATGCGCGAATCAGCTACTGCCGCCTTTGCGCTTTCTGCAATTTGCGGCATTAAGTTAAGAACCTCTGCGCGTACTGTTTGTGCTACGCCTGTAGAGATGTTTATAGTCTGGTTAACTGTTGCACCGCCACCCATTCGACCATTCGGGATTACCTGACCGCCTGTTGACGGGACGAAAAGCTCTGGCCCATTCTCACCTACTATCGCCGGTCGGCCTGCTGATGCAGGGCCACCAACAGCAAACCTCGCCGTAGAAGTACTGCCGCCGCCGCCACCACCACCACTAATGCCGCCAACAAAACCAGTAATGGCGTCAAATAACGGCTTGGTAATGTAGTATTGAACAAGCATTTTTATCAGTGAGTTGATAACGCTTCGCGCCATATCTTTAACAGCATCGGCAAAACTTTTAGCGCCTGTCACCGCATCTGTAAAAGCATCCGTAAATGAACTCATTGCCCCGCGCGTAAAGTTTGTTATTAGCTGGTCTATTTCTGGAATTTGCTGAATAGCCATATCCATAGCGTCAGAAATTCTTTGAAATATATTTGGGGTTTTGTCTAGCTCATTATTAAATTCAGACTGACTATTTATGCCTTCGCGTATAGCGTTCGCCATACCAACCAGCGTTTTTGTGTACTGGTCAACTGAGAGAGATAGCGCGCCAAACGTGTGCTCTATGGTTTCTAGGTTAAGGCCAAACAGCTCGATACTGTTAAGACCTATAATGATTTTGTTAATAAACTCTATGACCTTATTACCAAAGTCAGAAATTGCGCGAGTTACTATATAAACGCCGTTTGTAATGTTAGACAGACCTATCAAAAAATCTGCAACGGCGTTTCGTGCAAATGTCTCCAGACTGCCTTGTGCATCAGAATTCGCCGCAATAAAGCCTGTCAGCATGTCCGTAACATGTTGTATGGCAGGAGCTAAAACTGCTACGAATTGATCGCGCACACCGGCAAGTACATAGGCTAATCTTGTAAATGCGTCCTGCGTTTGCTCTACGCCTGCAACTGCATTAGCTGACAGCAAGAAGCCTAGCGCCTCTGCCTCTTGGAATAGCTCGCGCATGGCATCTGAACCTTGGTTCAGCATTGTCACCATGCCTGCGCCTTCGCTATCGAATAGCTTAAACGCTACTCGTAGCTGTTGTGTGCCGCCGTTTACATTCTCAAAAGCATCAGCAAGCTCTAGCATCGCCTCAGAGAGCGGCAACTGCGCAAGAACCTTAGCATCCAGCCCTAGCTCTCTAATTACGCCTTGCGCCTCTCCGGTGCCTCTGGCGGCTTCTGCGGCCCTCCTAGAGAACCGTTGCAGCGCCATATTAGCCTGCTCAACACTGAGGCCAGAAATCTCACTAGCAAACTGTAGCTTCTGAAGCTCTTTAGTTGTTGTGCCTATTCTGCTGGCGGTCTTGGCAAGCGCATCTGTAGCATTGACAGATTGCTTTATCAGCAAGCCCATTCCGGTAGCGGCACCAGCCGCCACTAAAGCCGTCCTCATGCTGAATGCGGCGGCGGTTACTGCCTTTAAAGAACTAGCAACGCCTCGCAATGCGGCCCTGCTATTATCGAGTGCCGAAATTGCTATTTTGATTGGTAGAGTTTCAGCCGCCATCTTTCTCACTCATAATCTTGAAGTAGGCGAGCCATTCGTAAAATTCCGATACCGAAATCTGCTCAACTTCTTCAATCGTTTTGTGTAACCGATCTGCCAAGGCTATGAGATTAAGCCTAAACGGATCGGCTAGAAGTTTTTTTCCGCAACCTCGGCAGACTCTATCTGCGCAAACATCTCTTCTGCAATCGCTGATATAACGGTTGTTTCTTCGCCCATTAGATCAATGCGATCATCTGCCGCAGTAAATAGCTTGTCACCGCCTTCGTCCTCGGACTTCATTACGATCAAATCGACCATTGAGGCTACAGTAGGCGACTCCAAAACCTTCGGATGCCGCCTCTGTAACTCATTTAAGTCGTAGCAGGTAATTGGCCTGCAATACATCTCAAACGGCTCATCTTCCGATGAACCCCAAGCCGCCACACTTATCTTGCGGCGTTCAATTGTGCGCCTGTTTCGTAACTCTTTTGCTAGTCCCATATACCTCCCCTTGCTTTAATTATGCGGTTGCTTCTGTTACTGCCCCGCTGTTTTGTATAGAAAACGATGCTTCTGTCATGCCGTCAAATGCGGCAGAAATAGTTTTACCTGTAACAATACCGCTACCGTGGTAATACGTTTCGCCAGTGCCTGTGCCAGTGGGGTAAAGCTCCCAATACACTGTTGCTCTTTCGTCAAACTGCGCTTGGTCTGTAGAATCCCAATACACTTCTACAGAGACTGTACTGCTACCTAAGCCAGCCAAATATGTGCGGACCGTGTTTCCCATTACTGACTTTTCGATTGTGTCAGCAGTAGAATCAAAGCTGTATGATCTCACTTCTGCAACTAACGCTTCTGAGCCATCTGTCTGATGGATCTTGAAAGCCCCACTACTTCCTGCTGTACTTGCCATGTTGTGTTCCTCTTACGTAGTGCCGCGATTGTATGAATAAAGAATCTGTACCGAGATTATAACGCCGCCGACAGGCTCTATACTACCGTCATCAACTTCGATACTTGTTATTTGCGTATCAATAGCATTACCGCCTCTCTTTCGGTCAGCTTCTAATGCTTCCTCTACCGTCTCAATAATGGCGTTACGCGCAGTGTCAATGTTTTTAGCCTTAACAAAGCAAACCAAATCATACTGAATGGTTGCCATCCTTTGAGATAAAGAGCCGCCGAGCGTACTGTCCTCACGATTCTCGTTAGCAGACGCAACTAGAATGGCAGGAAACTGCGCGTTACTGAGCTTATCGAAATCAAATGGCTCACGGGTAACGTGCTTGATACGCAATGGCGTTGTAGCAGACTTTAGGACAGTGACAAGATTGTTAGCAATAGCCTCTCTAACGCTCACGGGTCAACCTCCTAAAATACACTTGCTGTATTCGGGTAAGTTCTTTTTTAGATAAATCAAAAAACCTTCTAGTGCGATTATTAAACGCGGCTTTTCTTGCCTCTTCGCTTCTGCTAAAAAACAACACGCCTTCGTTTTTGGTGGCGGTAGCTTTCATGCTGGCCATCATCCTGCCGCTAAACATAAGGTCTGGCGTGGTAGACCGGCCTTTCTTTGACCTAAAGGCGGCGTAAGTTTTGCTGTACGCTTTAAATGG